CCTTGGTAATCGTCTTCAGCCCCGGCGTGGCCGCAGCCTTCCCGATAAGTGAGGAAATGGTTGACAGCTTCGCCGTCTTCCACTTCCGCTTCTCCGCCTGCTTGACAAGCACGTCGGCGAATCGTTTCGCGTTCTCTGGCATTCGGCAACCAGCCGGCCCTAGACGATTCATTTCGTTGACCGCGTTTTCGCAACCGCAACCCGGCCGATAGTCTTCGCCGAACAGGCGTTTGACGAGTCGGTGGACGTGGTCGCCGACGCCGGTTCCAGTGGCGTGGTGCGCAGCCGGAGGACGTGGCGACGACCCTCGACTCGCCATGGTCGGCCTAGTTCTCGGCCCACACTGGTATCGATACGACGTCAACGGCAGCCCGTCGGATCGTGGAACGGTCGGCACGATGATCCGGCCGCACACCGTGCAGTGTAGTTTGTCCTCGTCGGTCCATTCCAACAGGCACTCAGTTCCCACAGGTTCCTCCCGACGCAATCGACACGGAGCCCGATGGTGCAATTGCGAGGCTCACTTGGTATGGAGGGGGACCAGGACAGTTCGCGTAATTGTTCCAATCAATGCTTGTATACGTTCCGGTCATCGCATCCGTGCACGTGCCTCGCGTTGTTCGATCGATGGTGAGGTAGAGAATCGGCAGTGATCCTGGGCAGTCCCAATAAATCAGGAGAAGGTCCGAAGACGTGAGAGCCTCAGGTGCGTTAGTAACCGGGTTCCAGTAGTACCCACACATATAGGTGATCGTGATCTCGTGGCTGCCGCAGACCTCGAACGTGCCGGAGTAGATGCACGGGCTGGTAGTCGAGACGATCTCATACGCGCCGTTGAGGCTGTACCCGTCGCACGGACACAATTCAGGCTGGTCGATGCAGAATGGTTCCACCGTCATGGACGTGAAGCCGGTCAGAGTGATGACCAGCGAGGATATCCAGCAGCCGGAACAGGAGTAGTATGGCTGTATCGTCTCACCGTCGTAGCCAAGCACGCAACCATACATGACGCTGTTGGCAGTACACGTTACGTCACCTTTTGCCTTGAGTGTTGCCGTTCCAGAACCACCGACTCTACTCAGTACAAACTCGCCTTCTTCACAGTCTATTGTTGGTTCAATAGCTAGCGAGAACTGAGTTATTACATTCGGAGAACCTCCGTCGGACGTAATGAATCCTTCTATTGAAAGGTCCAGCGAATCCTCTGTGATCGTGTATAGGACAGTGAAGCAATCGCCTGGAGTTCCCGCGCATGAATACTGGTTTTCCCATGTACACTGCGAGCCATCCCTGTATGTCAGCCACAATGTCCTTCCATCCAGCGCAGTCCCATTTTCCAAAGTCACCCCAGTATTTTCAAATAAGACAGTCCAACACGATGATATAGTTGGGCCTTCACAAACAGAACATTCAGGAACAACTGGCGTCGGCACACCAGAACTTTCCGTGTTCAGATTCCAATTGTCGATTGTGATTCCGCCCCAACACGGGTTCCCCATGTGATTATCAGTACTGCACGCCCCGTAGATAAGGCATCCACGCACATCCCATGGAAGCACTTCGTGGTATCCATATAACGGATCGGGTTCGTATTCTTCTTCGTAGATTAAATTGTCGTCACCATAAAACCGAATAGCTGTTGCCGAGCAAGTCCCATGATACATGGAGTTCCCGCTATAATTGGATACTGCCTCAATTACGATTTTCAATTCCGTGTATTCCGGCAGATCATCTACAACCGCGCTATGATGATTAAAAATTGTAACCCAGCTCATTTCATACTGGACGAACTCTCGCTCCGAACACCACGAATTAGTACATTGATACCGCTTCAGTAGGGCAATGTCTGCATACCATGACCCGATTCTGATTCCAATCGTTTCGTTATATTCAGTGCTACCGTATGTAGCACATGATATATACTCATACGTACAATCCAGCGAAAATGTAATTGTCCACGAATCACCAATAGGTACGCAAGTCAACCGTGACAACGCACCATCATGTGGACCGCAAAAACGGCGTGAAGCGGCGTCCGACGGATCGTAGGTGAGGATCTGGTTTTCCAAGTCCCAGTACGGATCGTAATATATGTTCCATGCTACCCAAACTCTACCAGCGTACCCATCCTTGTGCGTGGAAAAATCATCCGAGAAGTATCGTCTATCAACTGCGATATCTTCGATAAACGAATCTTTCCATGGGCAGTCACACTTACACTGACTATCCGGGCAATCACGTATCCAGACGCCGAATGGCTGATTGGATTCTGTCATGGCACATCGTCCAGGCATGTTCCTTGAATGGCGTACTTCGCGCCGTCAACCTCTACAACGAGAACGGCCGAGCCAATCAGCCACATCTTGCCTTCCGGCAGCAGCTTCGACGGCAACACGTTCTCCCACGTCCCGCCCGCGTCAAGCGTCACGCTCACGCCAGTGGTGTCGCCGTATTTCAGATCCGCGCCCAGAACGCCCCAGTGGAGAGAGGAACCGGAGCCACCACCACCGCCAAGACAGACGACTGCATAGGCAATCGTCGCGGCGGTCGCCGCCGGGTCGAGCCACAGTATACGAGCGCCGCTCGATCCAGTCGAGACGTAGACCGTCTCGCTGCTAACGGTGTGGTCGTCGCTCACGTCCACGTGGGTGTCCGTCGTCGCGGTGACGTAGACGCGAACGACGGCATGGCCGACAAGGACGGCGCGTGCAATGCAATTCGCCGGGTCGGTGGTCGAGTAAGACGCCGGCCCGAGTAAGACCACCCACTTCCCTTCATGGGTGCCAACCGTCGGCGTCGATCCGGCGAACGCCGGCTGGGCTTGCGCTGCAAACGCATTGTCCGTCGGCAGAACCAACGGACTGCCGAGCCCAAGAACGCCGAACACCGGAACCGTCGCTCCGGAGTCGTTCCGAACTAGCACCGTCGTAGTGATCGGCTGAGCAAGTTGCGAAAGCCCCTTGCCCTTCCCTTTGAATGCCTGCCACTCTTCCAACATCGTCAGAGTGTCATTGTAGACGCGCCGACTTATCTGGTTTACGGTCGCGTCAGAGGGGAGGCGGCGATAATGGCCTGGCATCGTCTCGACTCCCTAACTTCCAAGCGGCAGCGTGCCAATTCCAAGCAACGAGAAGTCGGCAGAATTGCGTACCTGCTCGATGTTTACTTGCGAGACTACTTTCGCAAGCTTCACCGCTCCCGCGCCTGGCGTTGCCGTTCTGTACTCACACCAAGAATACTCTTGCCCCTTCTTCGCAATGCTTGTGATATCGCCGACGGTCACGCCAGTTACGTTTGGAGAATAGGAGAAGTTGTAAGTAAAGTCCATGTAAAGCGGGCTTTTATTGGACAGCGTCCCATCTGCACCGTCGAAGATTACCGACCCGGTGTCGAGTCCGCGAAATGTGGCGTTGTTCACGCACTTCGTCAACACTGAAAGGATCTGGCCGTAGGTCCAACCGTATGTGCCGACAGCCAGCGTCCGTTTTTCCCACCAAGAAAACGCCGCAGCCTCTAGGTCGAGTCCTTCTACGCTTCCGTCTTCATTCAGCCCGAGAGTGCCCTTGTGATCGACCGCGCCTGTTCCGTACTCCGCGATATGCGCAATTGATTGCGTGATGTGGATCGTCCCGCCAGTGGTCCGGAAACCCCAGGTGAAGTCGCCCGCCTCTGGTTCCTTCTTCTCGTACGGACCCCACGTAACCTCCACATCCCACTGTACCGGACCGCGCTTCTCGACCGTGATTTGCTGACGGAATAGGTTATCCGAAATGAGCGGCGCATATCCAGCGGCGTAGATTTTCGCAAGGTCGTACTTGTCGGTCCCGCAAAGCACATAACTTTGCGTCAGTGACTCGGGGTTTGTCCCGACCCGCGTCGTTCCTGGTCTCGATCCCCATGTTATGCTCATCGGTCCATCGCCATGCTAAGCCGCTTTTCTTGGACCAGGATATCCTCCTGGATTCGGAGATTCCGTTCCTCTCGCCGCTTTCGTTCCGATTCTGCTTTTTCCATGGCATTCATTTTCTGTGCCGCGATGCGGTCTACGTCTCTCTTCCGCTTCGCCTCTTTCTCGATGGCGCGCACGATCGGATTCGCCGCCGGGCCGGATAGAGCTAGAGCCATGGCGGAAAAGGTGCCCGTTGTCTTGGAGGTGCCAGCCATCGCAATGTCAGGTAGCGCCAATCCAGGTTTAGTGATAGCCTCTCGATTGCTGGCAGCCTCCGCGATGCTTCTCTTGGCGTTTATCCTGGCGTCGTCTAGTTCCTTCTGGGCAATTGATATGTCGGCCTTTGCCTTTGCCTCGGCAGCCGCCGTTCCGGCGACTCGCGCGATGTCCTTATTCAGCTCAGCGATGGTTAGGCCACCGGCTTCGGCCTCCTTCAGTTGTCTCTCTTTCCGGGCCGCTATCTCGCGCGCCACAACATCGTCAACAATCTTGCCCTCGGTGGCGTCGTATTCGCGCCACGCCGCGACTCGATTGTTGTACTGTTTCTCGATTGCAATCCGCTGTTCCTCGTTAAACCCTTCCGCAACCATTCTCTGCTCAGCCGTGTCGAACGGATGCGCGAGGACGCCGGCCGTCCACTTTGCCTTGTCCAATGCGGAAAAGGACTTGTCTTGTTTCATCGCATCGGTAATGTCAGTGTAGGCATAGTGACCGCCTTGCGGCCTCTTGCCGTGCTCCTGACGATACATGAACTCCGATATCGGCTTCGTCGCCTGTTCCAGCGCCATGATCTGTAGATTGCTCCACAGATTGACGATCCACACTCTCAGTTTAATCCAGAGTTTTGCGATATTGAGGATAAGCGTCTCCCATGATCCAAGGTGTTCGTTGAACCACGTAGAGAAGAACGTACTAACCTTGACCCATTCGAGTTTTACCAGCGCCCATCCCAACTTCGCGGCGGCCACGAAATCACCTGCCGCCATCGTGTCCGCCATTAGTGTGAATGTCTCGGACACGTCCGCCCATAGTTGTTTGAACGCGGTGCCGATATAAGAAGCGGCTTTGTCAAGCGAACCGCTCGCATAGAGAAGGTATCCGCCCAACGCTGACAGGCCAACCGCGATGAGCGTAATTGGGTGGGTCAATGCTCCGAAGAGAGCCATCACTACCTTGAGGCCCACTCCGAATCCAGTCCACAACTTTTGAACTAACGTCAACGCTCCAGAGAACAAAGTGATTGCTTTGCCAACGAACACAAGCGCCACTCCCACGCCGATTAGCGCAGCGCCGACCGCAAGCGAGACGATCACTGTATCACGATTCTCTTCCACGTATTTTCGATAGGCGATAATCCCCTCTTGCAGTTTTTTCGCAAACCCTTCCATCATTGGGGACAGGATCGAACCGATCGCGATTGATACGCCAGACGCGCCGGTTGTTAGCCGGTTCCAGGCATCACTCAACCTATCGGCGTCTGCCGCCTGTTCTGGGCCGATCGACATTCCAAGTTCAATAGCTTCTTTTCGCAACCGCGCGAGCCCTTCGCTACCTTCCGCAAACATCGGAAGTAGACTTGTACTGCCGCGTCCGAGCAGTTCCAACATAGTAGCGGCGCGACGTGTCGGATCTTCGATCGACGCGATCGCGTTTCCAATCGCCTCGAATTGTCGCTCGGGATTCATCGCCTGAATGTCTGCGATAGATAATCCGATCGACGCCAAAGCGTTGATCTGCGCCTTGCCTCCCTTCGACGCCTCATCAATTGTCTTGTGCATCAATCGGATTCCCTTTTCAAGGGATTCGACTGACGATCCAGTCTGCTCGGCAGCATAGCCTAATTCACCAAGCGCATTTGTAGACACACCCGTACGCGCGGACATATCGACCAACTCGCTGCCGATGGTCATGAAGTGTTTCGTCGCGGCCAAGAGTGGCGCGACAATAGAACCGCCGACCGCTGTCATCCATTTGCCAGTGGAGATTAGGCCGGCTCCGAAAGAACGCATCTGGCGTTGGATCGTGCGCAAATCGTTATTGAGTCGCGTTCGATCGGCGTAAACCTCGACGAAAGCGCGGCCTGCTCGAACGTCCTTCGATCCTGGTGCCATCGGTTACGCCACCTTTCCGCTGTCTTGGATCGATTGTAGAACCGATGGATCATACGGCAGGTTGCTGTTGCCAGCCCTCGCGTCCATCCCGTCTTGAATCGCCTGCATTACGGCCGGATCGTAGTCAAGCCAGTTTCGCTTTACTTCGCCAAATAGATGGAACGGGTCGCTATCGAATTGATCGTCCCCGCCGCCGAACGACCTTCCTATAGCCGCAGTAAGCCACACTGTGCGAACCCACGCGCCAGTCGCCATGCGCGTTAGGCTGGCTAGGGTGTGCCGTCCGGTGTCGATTCCGATGAGTCCGGCAAGCTCGAAACATCGCCAGTACCAGGCGTCGGCAATTTCTCTTGGGTCTGTAGGTGTTTGCTCATTTCCGCTTCGAGTATCTTGTCGAACTCCGGACTCTCGACCATCTTCCGAATCTGCTCCGCCTGGATCGTCTCCAGGGCCGTCGCCTTCTCTAACACCTTCTGATGCGCGACTCTCGTCGCGCTCGGGGAAAAATTTACGATACCCTGGAACGTCTCTTTCCAGCCGGCTTCGATCGACTCTGGCGTCATGGCGTGGCCGAAGTTAACGTCAGTGACCCCAGCGTGCTGGCCTTCGCATAGGACGTACAGGACGTCAACCATGGTGCATGGATCGGACAGCGTCTCGATAAGAGAACTGCCGGGAACGAGCACCTCCAGGATATTCATTCCCAACGCCTTCCGAACTAGGCCGACCGTAACAACGTCAACCTCGGGAGTCCACTTTCGGCCAAGTTTGTCGATCATGGCGTTGAGTCCTGTTCGATGATCCCGGTGAGCACACCGGCCGTCGTCGTCCCGTTCGACGCCCAGCACGTCGTTACCGGGTCGCCGGTAAGCGGAGTCGTCGCGCCGCTGGTCGAGTTGTAGTAGTACGGCACAAGAGCCGTCAATTCGATCGCGCCGATCGCATCGCCGGCCGAGTCCTCGAAATAGAGGTTGGCCCGCGTCGTGGACTTGAAAGCAAGCATTTTCAACACGTCGCCGTCGATCGCCATATTGATCTGTTGCGGCGTGCAGATAACAACGCCGGTGGTAGCGCTTTCAGGGAAGTCCGTCCCCGTCCCACCGTCGAGCGCAAGGGCGTTTGTCGAGACGGTCATATCGACGTCGTAGCGATAGCCACCCGTCCAGAATACGTCGCACTTTCCGGTTGTGTAACCGTGGCCAGCCGTCAGGTTGCACGCCGCCGTGTCGGCGTCGGTCTTGACCCAATCGGTCGCGGCCTTTCCGGCAGCCAGCGCAATCGTGGTCGCGCCGTTGCCGATCGCCGTTGACGAGTCGCCAGTTTCCGTGATGGTGCCCTGGATATTCAGCCCAGCGCCATTGATTGAGATCGTAACAGTTCCCATGAGTCAAGTTCCTTTCTCAGACGTAAGCCTGGGGGGTTCGGTTTTCGTCAGTCGGCTCAGCCGTAAAAACGAATGTTTGCTCACCAGCAATCGGCATTCCGTCCTTCTGGCTGAGAATCACGTCTCCGTCGAAGCCCTTGCCTGACGAATAGTCTTTCGTCCGAATAGCCACCGCAGTACCGGCCGCAGCAGCCGTCCGCAGCGCGGTAAGCGTTGTGTCGTCCGTTCTGTTCAACATCGTCCATTCGATAGACAGGACGATCGCCGTAACTCGCGCCGTTTTGATCGGCGGGGTCGAGCCGGCTCCGGCGATGGTCGTGTCGCCCTTCTCGTTGTCGATGGTATAGTTCACGTCGCGCCGGTTGGTGATCTGTGTGGCGGCAGTGCTGCCGGCCGCACCGTAGTAAAGCACACCCTCAAAACCCATCTTCGTTGCCATGGGCGGTTTCCTTTCGTGTTATTACTTCACGCTGTCCCGCCACATCGCGGGGAGTTTTGGCAGTTCCTTGTCCAACGCCGGATTCATGTAGGGGCGTTCGGCTATAGTGACTCGACGTCTCGACGTCCTTCCGTTTCTTCGCGTCACGATAGACGTCGTTCCGCCGTATTCGAGAACACTCGGCGCGCTTCCTGACTTTTGATTTAGCCTAGTCGGGCCGATAACAACGCTGCGAGATTCCACGTCGAACGAAAAAAAGATAAACTCTTTCAGCAGGCCCACATGTGAATGCGGAGGCTTACCTGGCTTCGATGGACTCTTCGCCTTGCGAATGCTCCCCTTCGCAGTTCGCCGAACAAACGCACCAAACCGCGACAACACGTTCCGTGTCGCCTTGTCCACAGCCGCGACGATCTTCGGCGCGTCGAAGAATGACGCCTTCGCTGACTTGAAGTCCATTCGGATCATATTGCCACCGCCTCGTAATAGGTCGCCGACAATACGGTCAGGAACACTCTTCGCTCATCTACCTCAGTGACGTCGTAGATCGGCGACTGGCTTATCTCCGTGCAAATCGCGTCGATACTCACGCTCGGCCGAACGCGATTCAGGACACCGCGAATCTCTTCGACAAACGCCATCGCCGCGTCGATCTCTGTAGTTTCCGTAGCAAGGCTATTCTGGAGTCGCTTCATCACGCCGACGTCAATGACCATCGTCGCTCCGTCGTGCGCGGTCCCTTGCGGACTTCGCGAATCCGAAGCCGGAACAACCTTGACTTGGACGGATGACGCGGTCGCCGTGTCGAACTTTGGAACGTATGTTCTTGCGGCAGTGAACGACAGACTCAATGTCTGTGCGTTCAAGAGCGTCACAACAGCGTCGGCCAAATCTAGGATTGGCGAACTCATTGCAGCTTCTTCCCGTGAATCCGAATCATTCGACCTTCAGGGTCACACTTCGCCCACGGCTCCGAACCACCTGGAGCTAACACCTCAAAGACCTCGTTATCACCGTGGTCCTCAAGAACTACGGTAAACTGGTCGCCTCGCTGTGGTATCGCACGGATGCCGTCGATAATCAGCAAATCCCACGCGACAATCGCGTCACGATCGGAATGCTGGATACGCACGTCGCCATTCGTCTCGACTTGAAACTCCGTCCGCCCCCACGTCGCTTCCACCCAGACTTGGGCCGCGCCGCGCCGGTAGATGATCCACCCACCGGCCGCTTTCGGCCCAAGTCTTCCGAGCATCGACATACCTCGTTCAAGTAGCGTCATCGTTTGTAGGCTCCTCGCCTAACACGAGCGCCCAGGACACTTTGTCTAGGTCAACCCGGATTTGCGACGGCGCAACTTCGCCGACGCGGATACGTTCAACGAGGCTCAGCAAGCTCTTGTATTCAGCCAAGAGCCGCTGGGACTCGTCTATCAGTGAGCGGTTCTCGATGTACAGAGAACCGATGCATTCCGTTGGTGTCATAGCCATGGTCACGGAGACGACAGGGTTAGGACGTCGCTGTTAGCCCAGACCTGGCCTGTCACGCTCGGATCGCTGGTCGGGATTCCAACCAGAATCAACGCGCCTGAGGCATAACCGATCGTCACCGTCGTTGCCTTGTCGGCACCGATGTTGACAGCGCCGTTGGCACCGGACCCGTTCTTGGCACCGCCGGTGATCGACACCGCGCCACCGTTGGCGTTGCCAGCCGAGCCCGCTCCGCCGGTGACAGTCACCGCGCCGCCGGTCCCGGACGACGATCCGCCAGCCCCACCAGTGAGGGCCACAGCACCACCGGCCCCCGTGGCTCCGCCGACGCCGCCGACGACGCTCCCAGCGCCGCCGGCCGAGCTACCCTTGCCGACTCCGCCGGTCGCGGACACCGCACCGCCAGCGCCGTTGGTCGTCCCGTTTCCAGCCGCACCAGCAATAGCGACCGTCCCAGGGCTGCCGCTGGTATCGCCGCCCTGTCCGGCCGTGATGGTGATGGCACCACCAGCGCCGGTGGCTCCACCCTTGCCGGACACGATCGCGGTAGCACCACCGGCACCGGAACCAGACCCAGCCGCACCTGTCAGCGAAGCCGCACCGCCAGCCGCGTTGCCGGACGCCGGGACGCCACCGTAGACGCTAACCGCTCCACCGGCTCCACCCGCACCGCCAGCCCCGCCACCAACCGACGCGGCTCCACCAGCGTTGGCACCGCTACCGGCTCCGCCGATCAGGGTCACGGCTCCGCCAAGGCCAGTGTCGCCGGCTCCGCCGACGATTCCAACCGCGCCGCCGTTTCCAGTTGACCCGGCAATGCCGCCGATCGACAAGACAGCGTCCGATCCGGTGATGTCGTCAGCCGTCATCGAGCCGCCGACAGTCGCGATATTCACCGACATTCCGTTGACCAGCACGCGGACATAGCTATCCGTCGCAGCGGTCGCGTCGGTTCCATTAGGCTGGGTAGGCGTCGCCGGACCCAACAGGTAGTTGCCAGTCGCGGTGGCGGTGGCGCAACCACTTAGGGCCGTTCCGCCGTAAGGGCTTCCATTCTCGTCCCAATACACCATCGTCCCGGCGGAAATGATCTCGGCGTTTTGCGGGATGTCCCACACGCCTTCACCGACGACGTCTCCAACAGCGTTCTCGCTGTAATCAATCGCACTGGCCACGATGAGAGGCCGAGTGCCAATCACAACGACCTCACCACGCGCTTTATCGGCGCTCGCCGAGTATTGCAGCGTGGCACCATCGTTTACAACCTTGCAAGGCGTTTGTGCCATGATATGAATTTCCTTTCTGATTGTGACTTGAACGACTCGCCGAAACTATCAACCCGCACCAGTGCTCTTGACCGAGACTCGCCATTCCTTCTGGGCAGTGCCGAAATCGAAGTAACCACGGAATTGGATTCCCAACGTATTGAAATCGGCATCGGCCGACTCGATCGTCGGGGCTTGAACGCCGTCCAAGAAGCAGACCTCCATCGGAGCCATGCTGCTCGCGCCGATCGGCAGCAAGTACCACGCGGTGGTGCTTGTGATGTAAGCCGATTCGACGGGTTGAAACACATTCTGATAGATGTTCGCGGTCGGCGTCTTGGTCGAAGCCGTGGTGTCTCGGACTTCCTGCGAGACGTACCAACGCCGAGCCGTCGGGGACAGCGTAGCGCCTGTCAAAAGCAGGTGGCGACCCGAGTAGGCAAGCGGGTGGCCATTGCCGTCGGTCTGCGCTTTCAACAGGACGTTCGCAGCCGAAATGCCAGCTTCGCTCAGGGCGGTCGTCAACAAGTTGGCGTGCCCTCCGCCCGATACGGCAGTCGCGTTGAAGAAGGTGGCATCGTCCAAGAACTTCGCCCAGAACACTGAATTGAGCTTCGTGCCGCAGCCGTGCCCAATCCGGTCGCGGATCGAGTCGAACGCGCCAAGGTCGTCATTGATGATGTCGGCCCGCGTCAAAGCGAACATGCGGGCGTAAGTCTTCGCCTGATTCGTGTAGGATTCCTGCGAAGCGGTCCCATGCTCAATCGTCCCGGCGGGGCCAAGCTCTTTGAACTCCATGTCGTCGAGCATTCGGTAGCTAGTGATAGACTTGAAGTCGTTCACTGGACGCACGGAGCAAAGCTGCCGCCAGACTTGCTCAACCTCCATGAATCCCTCAAGGAGGAACTTGTTGCCGACCGTCGTCAACATCGTAGTCAACGTATGACTCGACGGAGCCGACGCGAGAATCGGCAACGCCGACCGCATCACCTCGTCGTAGTTTCCACGATGAATGCGGCGCGACCCGCCGTAGCCGCTTTGCTCGGCGGCCGCTAGAATCATGCCTTGAAGGCTCACTCCATCGCGGCGACGATAGACGTCAGCGGCTCCGAGGACTTCTGGCTTAAACGCCTTTTCGACGCCACGGAGTCCAGCCGCTTGGCAGAACGCCGCTTCGATGACTTCCGAAGAAGTGTCGCGATTGCTGGCGTGAATGGCAGGAGCCTTCGAGAACGTCGCTTTGACAAGCTCGCCCTCGCACTCACACTGCGCCTTGACCAACGCCACTTCCAACCGCGCGGCGGGCCAAGACTCGTTCAACGCCGCAAGTTTGATCGTCGCGGCCTTTTCTCCAGCGGTCGCCATAATCGCCGTTCGCTTCTCGGCGGGAACCTTCGTGGCGTATTCGGCAGTCTTAGCCTCGATCGTTGCCACATGCTTCGCGTGAAGCAACTGACAGGCGCTCAGGTCGAACTCCGGAACGGGAGCGCCGGCGGCCTTGCCTTCGATCGCAGGGGCCTTTGTCTTCTCGTCGTTGAACCGCGCTTGCAGCGTCGCTTGTTGCTTGTCGGTCAGTTCGGGAACCGCGCCGCCGAACAAAGCATTCAACCATTCCTTGAAGTCCATAGAAACTTCCTCCTTCGTGGCGGCGTTCGCCGCAATTGAAACACTCGTTTGACTATCCGCGCCTTCAGGCAAAATAGCGATGTGGCGCAACATGCTCTTGCGAGCAACGATCAATGGACCAGTGAATGTCTTCCCGTTCACGCGAACGGATTGACCTGCCTTCACTGTTTCGAGTTTGGCCGCATCCGGCCTGAGTCCCACAGACGCCTGCCACTTGTAGCCGTTGTCGTGGGCGTCGATGACTTGCGAGGCATATTGCGTGGATGCAGAAATTAAGCCGGATACTGTAAGTTTTCCGCCATCCTTCGTGCGCGCGTTTGTGTGGCCGACCAGCCGCGTTCCGTCGCTCCCGTCGTGGTGCCCAAAATAGATAGGCACCTGGTCGTATCGAAACTCCAACCCATCCAAGTCAACCACGACAGGGGCCGGGTAGTTGTCCACCGTAAGCGGCCCGCCGTTATAAGCCAGCATCTCGAAACGACGCGGACCCTTCTTCTCGGCGTCCGCCGCCAGGATCGACACACTCATGCCAAGGTCAACCGCGTCAATATCGCCGCTTGCCACCTTGGCATTTATCTCGGCGGCCTTGCGGTGCCGCATACTGTGCTTGCTCATTGCGAAACCCTCGCATGACCGTTTCCGTTTTCGTTTGTCATAAGCCACCGATCTGGAACGCCGTGCTTTCCGTCAACCGTTTCGTTCGTCGCTTTCCTCTCGGCAAGATCAGGGCGAGTGCTCTGGGAATTGACATCCGGTTGGCTTCCGCCGAAGTTAATCTCGAATAGCCGATCGCGAATCTCTAGCTCCGTCTTACCGTACTCGGCAGCAAGCTCGGAAATGTGGTCTTCGACGTCAACGCCGTCTTCCGCACAGACGCGAGTCATTGTAGTTTGCCCCGTGGATAGTTCGATCTTGCGGGCCGTCGCGGTCTTGACCGGATCGTTGTGCGGGCGTCCAGGCCATCCCCATTCGTGCGCGGCCGGTTGGAAAGCGTCTCCGACCCAGCCGTACATAAAACTCGCGACAGAAAACCACGCGCCGAAAACCTTCTCCAAGACGTCAGACTCGCACTCCTGTTGCTCAATCTCCAGCGACGTAAAGTAAGGATGGTGGTCAAGCTGGCCGCCGCTATAGCTGTATCCGGAAGAGTCGCACGACGCGATGTTCAACGGCATACTAATTGGCCGAGCCTCTTCGCTCAGCGTTTGCTTGTTGAACATCTCATAAGTGGTAGCCGGATGTTCCGCCCTAAGCTGCGCGGCAGTCGCGCCAGCCGGGCTAACAAGCATCGTCCGCTTGTCCACTGGCAACGTAGTGAACGGGGCAACCTCATCGTTACCGTCGTTTGCGGCACCCATTTGCATCACCAGCGTGTAGTCGGCGGCCGTCTCGGCCGCTGCTACAGTGGCCTCGCGAAATCGCCTAGCAGTTGGGAATAGATTCAGTGTCGCGGTCATTTCTGGGATGCCGCGATGTTGTTCCGATCGGTCCCAGAAATACCAATGACAAACGCTGTTTGCCGGGTAGGTGTCGTACTCTTGGTTCCCGCCACGATACCACGACGCGCCTGGGTGACGGCGAAGAATATCGTAGGCAACAGGAACGCCATTCTCGAAGTGGACACCGTCTACGTAATCTTCGTCGTTCGCAACCATCACCGGAGCAGTCAGGCGATCACATTCGATCGGCCGAAAATCCAAACCGACCGGATCGGAGACGCGATCGGAACCAAAGATGATCGCCAACGCCTCGCCATCGCCAGTCTTTGCGCGGTTCAATTGACGGAGCTTTCGTGGCAACTGGACAGCCTTCGCCCAGTTCTTCCACTTCGACTCGACCATCGCATTGAAGCCGGACGACTTCGTTTTCATCCGCAGCGTAGGACCGGTTCCCACCACAAAGTTAGCTTGCGTTCGGTGGATACCGCACTTATGGCCGTTATTGCCGCGCTCGTATCGGTCGCGCTTGCGCAGTTTCGTCCGAATGGCAAGTGAGTTTGAAGCGTCCGCGTCTAGGACGTCCGTATTAGCCCAGATATTGACGGTCTCATTTCCGTCTCGCGCGGCGTCGTAGCTCGCCTGCACTTGCTTTCGCTCTGTGCGAACAGGTGCAATGACGTCGAAGCATCCGGCGATTATCTGAGACATGTACTGGACAGCCATCAGCCGCATCCTCCTGGCGTGAGTGTCCGAAACGCCATGCCAAGGTGTTTCTTGGATGAGGACGATCGTTGCGCGAGCCGATCCGCCACGTCGAGCCTCTTAATCGGGTCCATGGCGACAACCGTTACTCCGTCGGCGGAAACGCTCTGGACACCATCGGCCACGTCGCGCTCGATAGCCTCATTTGTCGTTTCCATTTGAATACTCCGATCGTTTCACGTAGGCGCAAAAAAACACGGCCATGGAGCGATGAGGCCGCCTCATGGCCGCGTGTACGCCGTAATCAGCGTGGGGGATCAATCCGCGCTGTCGTTACCCTATTTTGACATAGCTTTTTCCAATACAACCCAACTTAGTTACAGATCTGTAACACTCCTAGCCGACTTGTCGGTCTCTCCGCACCCAGGGCACTTGTGGTACCGGACTGCACGCCTTGTGCTGGCAATCGCCATCCTCATACCGCAATGTCTGCAATGGAGAACGGGGATCGTCCGCAAGTCCCTGCACCCACAGCGTGGGCACTCGCCAGACGTTGGGTCGTCCATAGCCGCTTCGATCGCCAATTCCTCGGCGGTTTTTCGGTTCTCAGGTGCCGACACGTCTTCCCCTCGCGTTCGCTGCCAGTTGCCCGGCGGTTAGTCGTTGTTTCTTTACGCGAGTTCCTTGTTGGCCTGGTGGTTGGCAACCGAGCATCGACGCTCCAACGGCGCAACCGACGAGACAATCAAACCAGTGATTGTCTCCCCTAGACGGCGTCCATTCCCATTCCGAGACTTCTCGCCCCTTGGCAAAAACGCGAACTGGACGCTCCGAACAAAGATGGTCAGCAAGCAACGTATGTTGGCCCATCCTTCCCTTGAATAACTCGATTCCTCCATCCGTGCCAAGGGCCATGGCCACTCGGCTAGTGACAAAACCCTTCCAAAAGTTGGAATCAATCGTGACGTGTCGTCCGCCACCTTGCTCTGGCATCACCCGCCACCGTAGACCTGACCTGGTGCCCGGCTTCGGCTTGAACGCATCCCACGGCTGCGACCTGGCTCCTAGGCCAATGCCAAACGATGGGAGGATGATCCTGCCACCGTGTTCATGTCGCCGGCAGAACGACTTGACTAGGTCAGTCTTTTGCGACCAGTGAGCGTCAATGAGAAGCTGCCCCACTGTCAGGGACACATTGTCTTCCCTGACGATCGGACGGTCCAGTACCTTGTTTACCGTGTTCGCTAGACCAGCTAGCAAGTAGGCGTCGTCCGTCGCGCCGGCTACAGTCATGGAGAGGCATACCGGCGCGGTTGCCTGTGAAAAGTAATTAAGGGTCTGCCTCGGATACGTGCCGTAGTCCACGATTTGCCCAGAGAAAGTCTCCGACCACGCCACAATCATGTAGTAGAGCAACCTGTCGTGAACGTCGATGAACGCCGTAACGTGCTGCGCGTTTTCTGGCGCGATGAGATTTGGAAGCCCATTCTCTTTTCCAAAAACAACTTCCGGCGTCAAGACGATTTCGTCCGCCGAATCCTCGATCGGTTCATTCTGCCGCTCAGCCATGAACGACGCCAAGTCTGTCGCGCGTAGAGTCATCGCGTGCTGTATCGTCGAATCGCACGCCGGAGGATGTTTGTCAGGCCATGCCACCACGGCCCCTGCATCCATGGCCTCCCTGTTCGCACGATAAAACGCCGTCGCCGCTTGAACGCCCGTCCCATCTCGCAAGCCCGATGTGTAGATATTTCGGTAGTCGTCCCAAAGCTGCTCGTTTCTTGGGAACGAGTATACCATCTTCGTCTTCTCGCCCTGCCACTCGGGGTGCTTTGTCCGGTCCAAGAACCGGTCAGCAATATCTCCACGATAGATGACTGTACATGTCATAACCGCAGTGAAGTTGACCGCCCCGTCCGCAAGCCCGAGGACGTCGCCGAGAATGATCTTCTCACGGTCATCGGAAGCGATGAGAGACTTGGCTGACTCGCGAGTCTGTGGGTCGTCCAACAGGACGAACTCGGGACGGATGGACGACCCGTCTTTCAGATCGTTTAGTTGACCACGGATCGCGCCGGTGATCGCGCGGATACTGATGACGCTGCCAGCCACGCCAGCTTCTTCGGATGGTGGGATCGTGGCGAAGACAAGTTCATCTTGACCCATCCCAATCAGGGTTGGCTCCCCTTCCCAAATCTGACCACCGCAAAGCCTGGTCTGTCCCTTAGTCGCGCGGAACGGATAGCACACCTCGGGGAAGTCTTTCGCAAGCAACGCATTTTGCAAGAGCTCCTTGCGGATGTCTCGCATGATCCCCTTGCTGTCACGCTCCGTCGCTCCGATGATGCAGCCGAAACGGCGATGCCCGTAGAGCGTTGCCCACAACATGGTTCGCTTGCACATCGTCGATTTGCCGTACCCGCGAGGCATGGCGAGCGCAAACAGGCCCCCCTCCAGGACCGCACGCTGGAGATTCAAAATCACCCGAAGGTGATCGGCCGAGAAGGGGATTGGAAAAGCGTTTGGAAAGTAAACAAGGAAGAACCGCTCAAGATCGACCCGGCACGACTCACGTCGCGCGGCGTCTCCTAGGCCAGGGTAGCCGCCAGCGATGTCTCGGCCCGAGCGGGACTGTTCCAACTCCCTGGCTAGCGCGTTGTCTCTCTTACGTTCGTATGCTGCCGTTGCCATGAAAAGGCGACCGTCCAGAGGTCCGGCCCCGGACGGCCGCTTTAATCTCCTCTGGGTGATCGGCCCAGGGAAAGAAAGATAATGCTATTTAGTGAC